AACAACTGGAATGTGGCCTGGAGACAAGCGCAATCCTGGAAGAAAGGGTGCTTTTGCATTGGACGAAATTGGATCATACGAACAGGTACTTGCTACGTCAATTCTCTCCGCGCGTATAGCCGATGCTCGTCATCGCGTACTAACGGCTGCAGGAGAGATTGAAATTACCGACGGCTCAACATTCAGCATTCCTCTTGTTATCCCCGAGAACCTCGAGTCAGGAGACGGGCGCCGCTTTAAGAAGAACGCTATTGAAATTCGCGAGCTTCCACTTCCTCTCATGTGGCAGATCAAGTCAGCCGAAGGACACAACGGATCAGTTGTTGTTGGACGCATTGATCACATGGAGAGAGTTGAAAATGGTATTGGAAACGCCACCGGAGTATTTGACTCGGGTGCATACGGACAGGAAGCTGAGCGTCTAGTGCGTGAAGGCTTTATCCGCGGTGTTTCCGCTGACTTAGATCAGTTCGAGGCTAGCCAAGAGCAAGCGGAACTATCTGATGATGAAGACACTGGTAAAATAGGAACAGACAAGCTTGTGATTACTCACGCGCGAGTTATGGCTGTAACTCTTGTGCCTAAACCGGCATTTCAAGAGTGCCAAATCTACCTCGTCAATGATGGCGAGAAACAGGAGGACATCGTGATTCCCGACGGAGTATACGTCGACGAAATGGATCCAATCGAGGCATCGGCTCTAGTAGCCTGCGGTCTCGTTGCAGGATCTGTTCCTGTCGTACCACCGCGTTCATGGTTCAATAACCCACAACTAACACAGGCAACTCCGTTGACCGTAGACGACGAAGGTCGCGTATTTGGTCACATCGCCGCATGGCATGTAGATCACATCGGAATGTCATTCGGAACACGCCCACCTCGCTCCAAGAGCAAGTACGCGTACTTCCACACGGGAGTTGTTCGCACGGACGACGGCACCGACATGCCTGTTGGTCAGCTTACACTTGCCGGAGGTCACGCCTCACTAGAAGCTTCCGCTGCCGAGGCAGTTCGCCACTATGACGACACCGCGTCAGCAATCGCGGACGTTCACGCTGGAGAAGATGCCTTCGGTATCTGGGTATCCGGTGCGCTTCGTCCAGGAACATCACCTGAGCAGGTTCGCGCGCTTCGCGCGTCCGCTCCTTCAGGAGACTGGCGTCCAATTAAGGGACAGCTAGAGCTCGTAGCAGTATGTCAGGTAAACGTACCAGGCTTCCCTATCGCACGCGCTCGCGTAGCCTCAGGAGCGATCATGGCACTGGTTGCCGCAGGCGCAAGTGTTCTTGCACGGATGAAATCAGATCCTGTCGCAGAATTGAACTCTCGAATTGAAAAATTGGAGCAGTTAGAATACACACAACTTTCATCAAAGGCTGACGCGGCAAAGGCACGTTTTGACGCGGTCCGCGAGGAAAAGGCAGCCCAGCTCTCAGCGCAGGCTGATGCAATGTACGAGCGTATCCACGGTGAACCACGCTATGACGACCAGTTCGGTTACATCTCCCGAGAGAGACGCCAGAAGCTCGCAAGAGAAGGCAAGGCTCTTCCAGACGGTTCGTTCCCTATTACAAACCTTGATTCTTTAAAGGATTCAATTCAAGCATACGGTCGTGCTAAGCCAGGTAACAGGGCAGCAGTTCGACGCCATATCAAGAAGATGGCTCGTAAGTTTGATCGTCCAGACCTTATCCCAGAAAAATGGAAGTCATTGTCAGCGGACATCATCGATGAGGACATCGACGATCTACGTTCACGACTAGCGGCGTTTTCATCAAAGATGGACACCGATATGGGAAAAACACTAGCGGTTGAGGTACAAGACCAGGGAAAATACACCCCTGAGACTCAACCGCGCGATGAAAAAGGTAAGTTTCGCGAGGTACTAGCCCGCATTAAGCAGGACGCGGGAGTATCAGGCCTACAGGACGTCATGGAAAAGGTTCAGGAAACCGAGGACCTAGACAGCGCGGGAAACTACGTTGAGGCGTCTAAGTCAGCCCAGGACCTTATCTCCATCGTCGATAGACTGGACGCAGGCGCATTAAACCCAGACGCACTAGAAAATATTCGCTCCTCGACAAGAGCCCTAGGAGAGGTTATTGCTAACCTACCCTTGCCGTTCGGAAGCGATACGGAGAAGGTTCGCTACAGCGATCTTCCTCCAGCCCTAAAGAACCTCATGGATGACATGATCTCTAGGGTAGAAGAAAAGATAGGAAAGAAGGATGCTGATGAGGCGACCGTCGGGCTTAGGTCATTCATCTCCGGTGGAGACTACTTTACTCAACAAGAGATTTCTTCTGAGTTAAGTAAACTTCTTCGACTATTAACATAGTAAAACTAATATATTATTCAACTCAGGTGGAGTGCCTTACACAACAAGGTGTAAGTCCCTCGGCCTTGACTGATTAGCGAGATGAACTAAACAATCTTGTTCATCATGACTGGCCCGGAGGAGGGACAGTGGACCAAATTAAAACCATGATTGACCAGCTCTCTGAGCTCAGCGAGGATCAACTCGTCGAGCTACAGACCGCTATTGTCAATGAGTTTGAAACGGTTGAAAAGGAAGATCCAACTCCCCAGACAGTAGACGCCATGACATCACTAGCCGATATGCTTGACACCGTTCGCGGTGAAATCAAGGGTCGCGCAGCTGCAGCTGAAGAGCTAACAGCACGCGCAGCGGAAGCTGCAATGCGCGTTAAAGGCGAGGAAGATGCTCCAGCAGAAGAAACTCCAGAAGGTGAAATGCCGGCTGAAGAAGCTCCTGCAGAAACCGAAGAGGCTCCGGCTGAAGAAGCTAAAGAGACCCCCGAAGATGAAAAGAAGGAAATGCCTATGGCAGCGTCAACATCTGTGGAGAAAGCATCAGAGCTTTCAACAACAGTAGAACCAACAGAAACAATCGAAGCAACAGAGCCTGTAGCTGAACTTTCAGCTCCAGAAGAAGTTGCCGCAATTGAGGCCGAGCCTGTAGCGGAAGCTGCAGTAGCGGAAGAGGTTGTAACAGAAGTCGCTTCAGAGGCAACTCCACAAGCCGAACTTTCTACAGAACCAACAGAACCCGCCGTTGAAGAAGTTGTCGCAGAAACACCTGCTGAAGAAGCAGTTGTAGCGGCAGCCGAAGAAGTGGCTACAGAACAACTAACAGAAGCGCCTATCGCGCAGGAAGATCAGGAGGCACCAGTGACCGCCGCCGTAAACGAACCGGATGCAGTAATTGAAGCACCGGCTGATCGCCGCCCAGTAGCACAGGCTTCAGTAGCTTCAGTGGCAATCACTGCAGGCGCTGACATCCCTGGTTACACAGCTGGCTCAGCAATTACAGACATGTCCGAAGTTGCACAAGCAATGTCAAAGCGCTTGCACACACTTCGCCGTGTAAATGGTGGAGATGGAGAACAACACATCGTTGCATCTATCACTACTTCATTCCCAGAAGAGCGCACTCTTACACAAGATGCAGAATCTAACTGGAACAAGATTCAAAATGTTGTCGGACCAGAGGCACTCGTTGCATCCGGCGGACACCAAGCTCCATTTGAAGTTAAGTATGACATCTTCGGAATCGGCTCAGCAGTTCGCCCAATCCGTGACTCACTACCTCGCTTCCAAGCAGATCGTGGCGGTATCCGCTACATCGTTCCACCAGTTTTATCTGACTATCCAAACGCCGTTGGCGTATGGACAGCTGCGAACGATTCAGCAGAAACACCATCACCATCAGCTAAGCTCAGCCTTTCTGTAACTGCAGCATCAGAAACAACAGTTGCTACAGACGCTGTAACACTACAGCTACAGTTTGGTAACCTTCTTACACGTGCTTATCCTGAATTGATCGCTCGTCACAACGAGCTCGGTCTCATTCAGCACGCACGCGAAGCTGAAGGACAAATCCTTAGCCGCTTGACAACACTGTCAACAGCTGTTACAACATCATCACTTATCGGTATGGGTCGCGACTACCTAGTACAACTTGGTCGCGCGGCTGCAGCTTACCGTTCACGTCACCGCCTAGAAGCAGATGCTCCACTACGCGTAATTGCTCCAGCTTGGATCAAGGACGCTATGGCAGCAGATCTAACAATCGCGGCTCCTGGTGACAGCACAATGAGCGCATACGGTGAAATCGATGCTTACATCGCTTCACGTGGCATCAACATGACATGGCACCTCGATGATTCAAACATGTCAGGCGCACAGAGCGGTTCAGCAGCGCTGAACGAGTTCTATGACACCTTCACATGGTACATCTTCGCAGAAGGAACATTCTTGTTCCTTGATGGTGGTACTCTGGATCTCGGAATTATCCGCGATTCTACACTCGTTGGTACAAACGACTACAAGATGTTCGTTGAAACCTTCGAAGGTGTTGCAAAGGTCGGCGTTGAATCACTCAAGGTCGTATCAACCATCAACGTAAACGGTGTAGCAGCAGCTCTCCGTGACACAACAGGTGGCGCAACAGCAGCGGCAATCGAATACTAAAATTCGATAGCAATCTCGTTGAGGGGGAGCCTAGCAATAGGCTCCCCTTATACGAAGAATAACGTAACTAAAAACAACTTTTAAGTTAGGAAGTAGATTAAAGATGGCCTTTACGGGAGTTTTTGAAGCACCTATGGTTATGGGCGCTAATTTTGGTCTACTCAGCTGTGTTAAGCCTGATACTAGCTCAGACGAAGATCAGTGGGTACGCGGTTTTTCTCAGTACTGGGACAGTGGAATATACTCCGCTAAAAACTGGGACGACACAGACACAACATCATACACACTTGTAAATAATGCAACACCGGCTCGTTATCTAGAAGTTAAACCATTTTTTATCGAGGTTGAGGATTATCGCTCAACATTAGGTCTACTTGGTATAGACCACATTGAAAGATTAAAACGTCAGGTAGAGTGCATTACCCAAAAGGCTCTTGAAAAGGAGCTGTGGGACGGCGCGATTCGCATTGCTGAAAGCCACTCAAATCGAGCACTAGTAGATCCTGCCGCTGCTATACTTAACTCAGGTACAGCACTATCTGCAACTCGCGCGCTCGCGCTTCTTGAACAGACAATTGGAGATACCTCCGCGTGTGGAATCCAAGGAGTCATTCACATGACCCGCGACGTTGCCGCACTCGTAGCGAGCTCAAGCTTAATTTATCCTTCAGCCGGCAGTGGGGACAGCTTCCTTAGAACTGTTGGTGGAACTCCGGTAATAATCGGTTCCGGTTACTCGGGAGCAGGCCCAACCGACGCGGCTGGAGACACAGAAACACCTAGCGCTACAAACAAATGGATGTACGCGACAGGAGACGTCAGGGTTCTTCTGGGTGATGTTGACGTTGTTAACGATAACCTAGCCCAGGGCTACGACGTATCAGGCAACGCAAACAACATGCTTCTTAAGGCAATTCGCCCAGTGGCAGTATACTTTGACTCATCTGTTCACGCAGCAGTCAGGATCGATCTAACCGCGTAAAATATACGTATTAGCAGACAGTTATACGTCAGAAATAAGGAGAAACATAAACAATGGCAACTCAAGAATACGCTGCGAGTATTCAGGGCGTTTCAATTCGAGTAACTCGTCTTGATGCGTCTGGTAATCTCCTGAATGAAGCAGGCGATAGCTACACAACATCCGCTTTCATGCGCTTATCATTCACACCGGAGTACGAAGAAGGCGACGAAATTACAGAAAAGGGCGCTGACGGAACAGTCTGCGTTACCTACAAGGCTCCAAATACATTAAAACGTATCACAATGGAACTTGCGATCTGTGAGCCAGACCCAGAGCTAACACAACTTATCTCAGGCGGTCTCCTACTTCGTAAGAACCTAGGAACATTCGCATCACCAGATCGTAAGTCAGTCGGCTGGTCTTCACCTTCAACAGGTGATGATCCTGCAGGTAACGGCGTAGCGATTGAAACTTGGTCACACGCAATTATCGACGGTAAGAAGGCTTCAACACTTCCTTACTTCCACTGGGTTTTCCCATATGCCAAGCTTCGCCTATCAGGTGACCGCGTTATTGAAAACGGTTTGCTTGCAAGCACATTTGAAGGTTACGGCCTTGGAAACACAACATTCGGTTCCGGCCTCGACGAGCGCTGGGAATTCCCAACAGCCGCAGAGCGCCCATACTCATATGCACGCAACGCGTGGGCACCAACAGGCCGGAAGGGCTTCTACACATGGCACGGCGATATCTCAAAGACAATCTCTAACACACAGCGCACTGGCACGACTGCTACAATCACTACCTCAACGGATCATACCCTTGCGGTTGGCGATTCAGTAACAATCTCCGGTACAAACGGAAACTCTGCCTTGCATGGTACATATACAATCACAACTGTACCAACAACAACAACCTTCACATACACAACAACAACAAGCGGTACAATCACATCTGCCGCTGACACAGGCACAGCGTTGGTAACAGCTAACTCACGTGCGGTAACAGACTTTGCATCACAGGGATCAACAACAGCTTATAACGTTCCTGGAAATGAAGTTTACAACGAAGATCTACCGGTTGACTTCATCATTGCTTCAACTGAGGATCCAACCTCTTAATTAGAATAAGGGTGTGCGGCATGCCGATGTGTAAAACGTATACACAGGCATGCCGCTCCTTTATTAAGATAGCCTAACGACGACTAGACAGGACAGGTAAAAGTGTCAAACCTCTGGGTTTCAGTAGATGAGCTAGGACAGTACGCGGACAACGAGTACGCCTATGAGGCGGTTAAAACTGCATCTCAGCTTCTGTGGTCGCTATCAGGTCGTAAGTATGGCGGAGTAACAACCGTAACAGAGCGCTATGTCTGCGCCTCCCGTGCATACCGCCTCGGAGCCTCAGCACGCAACTACTCGCCTGAACTTGTCGGCGGAGAAGTATATAACGTTCCCTTTGATGAATTTGATGACTACGCGGAGTTAACCACCGACGGTATGTCACCCTCCACGCGTCTTCGTCTTCGTGGTCGCCCCGTTGCGATTATCCACGAGGTACGTGACCGCGCTGGAAGTATCGTTAACCCATCTAATTACTACCTCGTAGACCACTCTACGATTCAGGCACGTGCGGGTACCGCGTGGACACCTTGCAACATCGAGGTTACGTACAGCTACGGATCACCTCCTCCTGCCTCAGGAAAAGCTGCCGCGCGAGTTCTTGCCACGGAGTTTGTAAAATTATGGAACGGTGACGACTGTGATCTTCCAGCACGTATTACGTCCGTAGCACGCCAGGGCGTTTCATACACGATTCTTGATAACCAGGACTTTATCGACAACATGCGTACAGGTTTGTACGTAGTTGATCTCTTCTTGAAATCGTCTAACCCCGACAAGGCACGCGCAAAGGCACGTGTCTTCTCACCGGATATTCCACGTGCACGTCGTCTTGTTCCTAAGCCTTATGCACTAGCTGCAGGACCTCTTGATATGTTTATTACAGGTAGCGAAGGCGCGACACTCGATGTTAACATTGACTACATCAACGCGGGTTTCCTTGCGACAAACCCAGAGTGGATACCTTCACTACACATATCAAACTATACCGGAACAAAAACAGTAGACCTAGGCTCAGGTGGCGTAGCGTTAAACGATCCTACTGTCACGGACGTAACAAAGAACATCGTCTACAAGAAACTTGAAAGTAACATGGTTACGATTACGACCGTGACCGCGCACGGATTTGCTGTAAATGACTTTGTAACAATCGCCGGAATTAACGCCACGTTTAACGGCGGATACTACATCAGTGATGTACCTAGCGAGACTACGTTTATGTATCAAAAGGTAGCTGCGAACGTTGCCTACGGCGCGGACACCGGAACGGCTACGGTAACCAACGAAACACACGACACCCTTACCCTAAGTGTTTCCTATGCCGACGCGTACGCATACGCAGGATTCGTAGATCCAGGCACGTGGGATCTTTACGCAACTCGCCCGTCTATTCCTGATCCAAACATAGATGAAACGATATATATTGCCTCAGGTAACCTTGTCCTTCGACTTGGAAGTCCGGTAACACCTACCTACACTCTTGGTAGCTAGAAGAAGGATAGACACGAACAAATGACGACTACACATATGAAACATACGGTGCACACATGCCGATAGTAAGTATTGCAAATGTCAACAACGATGCCTTAAGCCTAAAGACATTTATGGATGCAGTTCTTGACAAGATCGTCGAGACCTACGCTGATTACAACGTACCTCTTCCTACTCGTCAGTTTTGGACGATGGGTGATCCCGCAATTGACTGTGACCAGCTCTGCGTCTCGTTTGTCCAGATGTACCTAGGTCTTCCAGGTGACGAGGCCAGCCAACCGCAACGCTGCACGCAGCCAAGAACAGCGGTATTAACAGTTTCCCTTTCCCGAGAGATTCCTGTCGTAGGAAGTAACGGAAAGGCACCTACCGCGGATAAGATCCAGGAAGGCTCGGAGATCGCTGCCGTTGACGCATGGATGTTTATGGAGCTTATCAATAAGCTTGACCAGTGGGAACCAGGCGAGTTCGGCATGGGTGTAATTGCCACGGCTGAGGCTGCGACTGCCGAAGGTGGCTTCCAGACAATGCGCATGCAGGTCTCGATGGTGGTTCCATAGTGGAGATTATTTTTCGCAAAAAATCGCTAGATTTTCTTCTTAACGATCCTTTTGGTCCGGTTGGAAGAGATCTTAACAAGCGTGCACGTCGCGTAATGACGGCGGCAAAGTCGCAGGTAGGTGTAAATACAGGTAGACTAAAGCAGTCTATCCACGTGCGCAACCACAGTAGAACTATGGCAGGGCAAAGCATAGAGGTTGGCTCTCCATTGAGCTACGCACTCGCTCACCACAACGGGACGCGTCCACACATGATAGTTCCTAATACCGCAAGGGTGCTTAGGTTTACATCAGGCAGCCGCGTTATCTATACACACATGGTACGACACCCTGGAACAAGGCCAAATAAATATCTAACCGATAACCTTTATTTGATAAGATAATACAGAATTAAGACATAACGTCTTGATAAAGACACCAACACACTACGGAGGAAGAATAATGACTAAGTTCAAGGACTTTGGGTCCGGTAAAAATACCGGAGAGAAGGAACCAGTATCCTTTAAGCTTCACGGCGAGGATTTCGAGTGCCGTGCAGAGCTGCAGGGTAAGGTTCTACTAGACCTAGTTGCAAGCTCGGCTTCTGAAAACGGAGCTGACGCGGCTAAAACAATTAACGATTTCTTCAAGCAGGTTCTTCTGCCTGAAAGCTATGAGCGATTTAATACTCTTCTAGTTGATCCAGATCGCATCGTCACGGTTGATACACTTGGCGAGATCAGCGGATGGCTAGTAGAAAACTACGCAGCACGCCCGGAAGCGGAGCCAGAAGTCTCCTAACCTGGGGGATTGACCTCTGGCACTATGTAAATGGAAAAGCTATCGTGAACGGACTTAACCTAAAGGAAATGGAGGCAGGCGACATGCTAGACGTCCTGCACTATTTCTTTGAGGAGGATATGTACTACGCCTCGGCCGAGCAGGCCGAGGGTCGTGACAGGTCACGCGAGATTATCTATCGCGACTTCTATAACGCAAGCTATCCGTACGCTTCGCAGCGCAGTAACAGTAGTATGGCAGGCGGTCAGGGAATCACTAGAAACTTCGATGACCTCGAGGAAGAAGAGATTGTACCGTTTGATCCATTGCAGAAGCAAAAAGTAGTTAAGCCTTTTATCCCAGCAACGTCAGTTGATGCTAGGGCCGAGCAGCCGTTCGGAACTACGCTTGACGGACCAATAACACACTAGTAAAGGCAGGAGGTGAGTAAGTGGCAGTAATCGGTGATGCCTACGTAGTTGTCCATGCGATAACTAAAGGTTTCGAGTCCGAGGTTCGTCGTGCAACACGAGGAATCAACCTTGAGGCTGACGGCGCGAACGTCGGTCAAAGTTTTACTAGAGGATTTTCTAAGGGAACCGGCAGTGCGTTAGCTAACGCTATGGGAGACTTTGGTAAGCAGGCTATTGCCGCTCGTCAACAGTTCCAGTCTCTCGTTAGAACAAGCTATACCGTCGGTACAGCTCTCTCTATTCTTGTTTCAAGCATAGGTTCACTTGCCGGAGGTCTTGCTGCTTTAGCCGGAACAGTCGCAGGAGCAATTCCTTCTCTAGTAGTATTGCCAGGTATATTCTCCGCGATAGGCTTGTCAGCACTTACGGCGGCAGCCGCATTCTCCGGCGTAGGCAAGGCGATCTCTGCCGGAATGAAAACAACAACCGGTGCGAAGACAAACACAGATCAGCTTACAAACGCGCAGAAATCTCTTGCAAAGGCTATTGAAGCGTCAGTTGAGGCGCAGGAAAGATTTACCAAGGCTACACGCGATGCGAAGGAAGAACTTCAACAGCTATCTTTTGACGCGGAGGATGCGGCGCTTGCGGAGAAGAGAGCTGCAATAGAGCTTGAAAAGGCCCGTGAAACTCTCTCGCGCACACAGGATCTTCCACCTAATTCACGAGCACGCCGCGAGGCGCAGCTCGCATTTGCCGAGGCCGAGTTAAACCTTCGTAAGGCAAAGGATCAAAATAGAGATCTTGCCCAAGAGCAAAACCGTCTATCAGAGGCAGCAGCCAAGGCCGGAACAGAACAGTACCAACAGACAGAGACATACAAAAATGCCCAGAAGGGCGTAGTCGACGCGCTGCGAAATCAGAAGGACGCCGAGGACGCTCTTAATAAGGCAAAGACCGGCGGAAGCTCCGCGGTAGACGCTTTTCAGACAGCGCTTGACAACCTATCACCTGCCGCGCAGGCATTCGTTAAGTTTATGGTTAACGATTTTGTTCCTGCACTTAAACAACTTCGTGATGCGGCAGCTCAAACTCTTCTACCTCAAATTCAGGCAGGGCTAACTACACTTAAGACACAGCTATTTCCCGAGCTAAAAGGACTTCTTGCCGGACTAGGTACCGACGTTGGAATTGCGTTCAACTCTATTATTAGCGCTATAGTAGACAGGTCCAACAAGGCAGACCTAGCGGCGATATTCAAGCAGGCCGGATACGTTATCCAGGGTATCGGAAAGAGCATCGGTAGTACCTACGGATCTATTCTTTCTATACTAACTGCCGCTGATCCCATCATCCGTAAATTTACTGATTTTCTAACAAAGAAAACAGCGGAGTTTGACAAGTTTCTAAATACAAAACAAGCCTCAGGAGAACTTCAAAAGTTCTTTGATAAGGCCGGAGACATTGCCGCACGCTGGGGCGAGATACTTGGCAACGTGTTTAGTGGCATATCAAACTCAGTAAGAGCTATATTTGCTCCAGGTGGAGCAGGAGACTACCTACTTAACTGGTTTAGAGACTCTACTGCCGCGTTTGAGAAATTCTCAGGATCAGCAAAGGGGCAAAATTACCTAGCTAAGTACTTTAAGGACGTTGCGGTAAACTCTCGTGCGGTACTTGGTGCACTTGGAGCTTTCACAAAGGAAATTCTTAAGGCAGGCGCTGATCCAAACGTTAAACTTTTCTGGGACACCATCAAGGAGGCAGCTCCTGACTTTGGTGAACTTCTAAAAAATACAAATAAGGCGGCTCCCTCACTTGCAAAGCTTGTGAAGTCACTTATTGAATTTGCAAACGTAACAGTTTCATCTGGAGCAATCAAGGCATTCTTTGACGTCTTACGTATTGCGCTTGAGTCCGTTACAAAGATCATGTCTCTTCCGGGAATGCAGGACTTGTTTAACGCAGCCGCACGAATATTTGCAGTTGCCTCCGCTTTTGGTCTTCTTGGCAGTATTGCTTCATTTGCAGGTAAGGTTATTGCAGGTGGATTCATGGCGGTCGGCAAGGCACTCGCATTTATAATGAATCCTATGAAGGCCTTAGCTCCTCTTATTAAGGCAATTCGCGGTGGAATGCTTGTGTTTAGCATGGCATTTGGAACTGCCGCGGCTCCTATTCTTATAGCGGTTGCGGCGGTCGCCGCGCTTGTAGCAATCCTTGTCCTTGCGTACAACAACAGTGAGTCTTTTAGAAACTCTATTAAAGCGCTAGGAGAAGCTTTAATGGGTTCAGTGAAGGGAGCTTTTGATGACATAAAAGCAACCTTTGATAAAGTATTTGGTAGCACTGAGAGTTTAGGCAAGGCATTTAAAGTTATAGGAGACGTACTCTCGGTTACTTTAATACCAATACTAGGTGCTATTGGCGGAGCACTTGTAGGGACTCTTGGTGGCGCCATAAACACAATTATTTACGCCCTAGGTGCCCTTAAAGATGTTTTTGTTTTTATATTTAATTTATTTAAAACTATAGTTGGTGTTTTTATAGGAATATTTACTGGCAAATGGGGCACTGCTTTAGATGGACTTAAAGGCGGATTAAAATCATTCCAAAGTTTCTTCTTAAATATTCTAAAAGCAATTATTTCACCATTTAGAGGACTTATCAATGGAATAATTGACGCGTGGAACGGAATGGCTTCTAAATTTAAAGTTAATATCCCCAAATGGGTACCAAAAATTGGTGGACAAACTTTTTCATTCAGCCAAATTCCGCGTATTCCAGTCCTTGCTAAAGGCGGAGTTGTTATGCCTTCACCAGGTGGAACTATCGCGCGTATCGGAGAGGCTGGTCGCGCGGAGCGCGTAGAGCCTCTTGACCCTGACGGACTTTCACAAAGAGACAAGGCAATGATTAAACTTCTTTCTGGAGGACAGGGAGCGGGAATGACGGTAAACGTCTATCCTTCACCAGGAATGAACGAATCAGAGCTTGCGTCGATGGTGTCACGCCAGATTGCATTCCAACTACGTCGCGGAGGTGCATAACATGGCGAGAAATAACCTAGTAGTTAATCCTTCCTTTAAGACAGACGCAACAGGATGGTCAGGAACAGGATCTGCAACGGTAGCGCGTATTACAACCGACGCGTTCTTTGGCTCGACGTGTCTTCAGGTTACAAAGGCCGCGTCATCCAACTCCGGTGCGGTGATTGCCAGCCGTATATCAGTTACCGCCGCGACGTCGTATGCGGTTGCCGCGTACGTAAAGGTTCCAGCAGCGCAGGAAACAGGAGTGTTCCAGGTAAACGTCGCGTGGTACACGGCAGCAAGCGGCGGAAGTTTAATCTCGACGAGCTCTACTGTATCCGCGCAGGTTATCGACGGCGACGGCTGGGTTCGTCTTATGGGAGTCTTTGTAGCTCCTTCTCTTTCCCTCGGCGCGTTGATCTCGGTAGTTCAACCTACCGCAGGAACGGCAAGCAAGATCTTCTATGTTGACGCGGTGATGTTTGAGGCCGCGTCCTACGTCGGCGAGTACTTTGACGACATCACGCAGGCAGCTGAAAACAAGTACGTTAACCTCGGACTTACACCTCTTCCTTTTCCTAAGATCACCGGACTTAAGCTTAACGCGGATGTCTCGATCGGCGGTTTAATTCTTAACACCGTAGATGAAAACGGCGTGGTATGGATCTGCACGGACATCGAAGGTTGGTGGGTACACCCCGAGCCTGAGGTGCGTGATATTCCACGCGGTTGGGGAGACGGATCCTACGACGTACGCGGTCGCTACCAGGCACGCCAAATTACACTTAACGGAGTCTTCCTCGTGCCGGATCCTTCGTACGTAGCGCAGGCACGCGCGAAGCTTATTAAGGAAACCGATCTCGTGTACGTAGGCGACTGGCTACGCACGGACGAGAGCCCTACCAAGGTGTCCTACGTTCGTCTCTCAGGGCGTCCGGAGATCACCACCGTTAATTCACGTGGGCGCACGGAGTTCTCTATCGGATTAAGGGCCGCGGACCCTCTAAAGTACGAGTGGTACGAGGGGCACGAACTTGGATACCGCTCCGTAACTATTCTTGGCGCGAACTCGGGAGTACTAGGACAGAACGGTATCGGACAGGTTAACAACACCGGAAACGCATACGCACCGGTTGTCCTCGAGGTTACAGGTCCGGTTACAGGAACCGCTACCATCCAAAACAACACGACTTTAGAATCTATAACGATCATCGAGTCTCTTCGTGGAGTTCTTACACCTACCGTTTCAAACAAGGCTTTAACAAGTGATATTGCAACGTTAACTACATCCGCGGCTCACGGGCTTCTCGCGGGAGACGAGATCGTGGTATCGGGAGTTGACTCCACGTTTAACGGTACGTACACAATTCTTAGCGTTCCAACTACGGTAACACTTACGTATTCTAAGACAAACACAAACGTTGCATCAGCTGCGGCTTCGGGAACTGTTACGTTTGGTCCCGACATCCTCGAGATCGATACACGAGATCACGAGGTTGCGCTTAACGGAGACGTAGTTGGAAAACGTAGTCTTATCGACGTTCTTGCGGAGTGGACGCTTCTTGCTCCAGGCGTTAACGAGTTCTCGTTCGTTGACGACGGAGACGCGACAAGCGATGCATCATTAGCTATCTATTACCGGTCCGCGTGGCTTGGATAGGTATACAATGTCCCCAACGACGAACTTACTCAGCGAGGTATAACTTAGATGGCACTCTATGCTTCTGACGCGGCGCAATACCGCTACTTCACTACCGACCTCCTAACCAACGAGGTTCTTGCAGAGATTCCTTTTAGGGGAGTTTCATTCGAGCGTTCTATAAAGGCGGCCGGAAACTTCTCAGGTACAATTCCTGTAATTCCCGAGACAGCGGGCATGAACTTATATGAGAGTACCATGCCTGGAAAAACAGGTCTGTACATCGTACGTGACCAGGTGTGCGTCTGGGGCGGAATTATCTGGAACAGAGCATATAACGTCGTCGAGCGCTCGCTAAGC